CGTAAGTATCCTCTAAGAGATCAGCCTTTGGAAGGTCGATTTCCTTAGTCCCATTCTTATTGGGATACACAGTGGAGTAACTTCCTTGGCCGCCCTCGTCTATTGGCTTAGCAATGTCTTTGGCCATGTCAATGATTTGACAGGCGAGATCAACAAACATGTTGTCATAACGACGCGACAGAGTGGCAAACCTGTCAGTCGAGATGTCGTCATAAGTCCGAATGGCCTCTCCTGAGTCGAGCCCTTGTGGCTTCTGGCTGGAAGCCTGCAGTGCAGACACACCTGATTGCTGGTAACCGTACTGGATGAGCTTATCTCTTTCGGCATATAAGTCCGCGGCGTTGCTTGGGTTCGTGTTAAAGATAGGCGGATTGCCTCTATACTTGATGACGTTGCCGACTTCGTTGTTGATGTGGGCAGTGACGATCTTGGCACCATCTTCGATGAAGACTCTCGGTACTCCCATTAGCTTAATTGAGCGGGAAATAGTGAATAGTATGGAGTTGAGCTCCATCTGAGTTCCCATGAGCTGCTCTGCAATGCCTTGGCTCCAAAATCCTAGAAGCCTCGGTGCGTAATGCATGAACACGAAGGGGAAGTAGTCCTTGTCGTATTGCTCGTCGAGGAGACTTCCAGACGATATAGCCATCATGTGCCTTCCGTCCTTTTCGTTCTTACCGGAGCGGAGGTGCCATGCCTCTACAACCATTACTAGATCTGAGACTGACTTCGAGGCATCGCTTGAGTTATCCGGGTAGGCCTTGGATGCTATCTTGATCTTTTCTTCCTTATCAGGGAAGTTAGCTAGGAGGACATCCCGGTCTACGAGCTTTAGGCGACAGATCTTACGTGGCTCACCATACATGGCTTCGTTAGGATCTATTAAGAGCTCGGTGAGTAGGACTCGCTCCAAGCCCACCTTGTGATCAGGAGTCTCGAAGACGTGAAGGACGCCAGTACCTTCGACTAACGCATCTCTTAGGACTGTCGTTGCCTTCTCGTATGTCTTTGTCTGGTAGAATTCACCGAGGATGAAGTTGTTGAGCCTCTTAGCAAGGTTACGCTGTTTATAGTCACCAGCGTCAGTAAGAAAAACGGGCTGTGGGCGGGACTGAGATATCCGAGAAACAAGAGTATCCACGACAGACTGAACGAGATTAAAGGTCGGCCGTTCCTGAGGAAGGCCCATAGTCTGGTCCATCTTGCTGATGTTCTGGCCTGCGAAGGAATAGAGGCTTTGATTTCCATAGAGTCTCGCATAAATAGCTGTCTGGCGGTATCTATAGGCTTGGGTCTCCTTTAGATAGGCTGCCTCCGTGAGCATAAGGGCTGCGGATTTGTCGGAGTTATCCTCCATCCACCACGGAGCCAAGGTCTGAGTTTCATCCAGCATCTTGGTCTTAAAGGTTATCTTGCTCTTAGGCCCTGGGGCGTTTTTGACCTTCATTATTTATTCTTGGCTTCCCACAATGCTTTTGCTTCTTGGAGCTCTTGTTCTGGGGTTTTTCTAGACGGCGCGACTCTGATAAACGTCCCCGCTGTGCCCGGATTTGTAATCAATGAGTTTGCCAGTGCATCTAGCTTTTGTCTTTTGCTCTTAACGTTTGGCGACATCAATTGCTAGGTCCTTCACTGGAGTAGAAGAGAAGCTGTTCGTCAGTCAAGACATCCGGCGTTTCTATGCGCTCTATTGGCTCTGTAACTCCGTTAAAAGGAGGAACTGGTACTCTGGCTTCGGGGAAGTCCTGAAACGTTGCCTTGGGCTTATTAGAAGCTTTAACGGGAAGTGGTCCTAGATGGATAGCTAGGCCATCTACCGTGATGTCTGTAACTCCTGCCTTGCGGCAAAGGTCTAGGACTTTCTTAAGATCTCTTAAGTTATCGATTTTCAAAGCTGGTCCTTTGTTAGAACTGCTTGCGAGACTTCATCTTGCTGCGGATGGCGCTAATCATGTCGTGCTTGTTCTCGGAGTCTTCTTCCTCTGAATCGCCCATCTGTGCAGAATCCTTAGGATTTTCGACGTCGAGGTTGCTATCGTTGTAGTTCTCTTTCCGCAAGGCATCGAAGGACATCTGATCTTCCTCGTTGGCATCCTCGTCGTGGTTGCGCGAGAGGTCTGCCTGGTCCGAGTCATCAGAGTCGTAGGAGCCGTGACTTAGGATGTCCTGGTCTTTACCGGAGAGGATCTCTCCGCCTTCGGCCATGCGGACTGCTTCATCGAGGTCGTGTGCACCAGAATCGATTTCGGCGTGGAGGCGCTCGCGGCGGGCCATAATGGCTGCAGCGATTGAGTTGTGGTGCTCTTCTTGCTCCTCTTCATGGGGCTGATCTTCACTGTCGTCTGGACTATGGCCGATCTCGCCGCCATCGGCTTTCTTTTCCCTGGGGAAGGTGAACAGGCCATCTCGTTTGCCCAGGATTTCATCGTCTGAGTGCGGCTTTTCCATGTCAGGAACTTCGTCTCCCTGACGATCCGGACCTTCCTCGTTATCCATGTGAGCCATATCAGCGCCCTCGTCTTCTGAGGGAGGAAGGTCTAGGAGGTCATCTTCGTATTTACTCTTGGCTTTGTGGTCGTAGTCTTGGGCTTCGACCTCACCACCCTTGGCATAGGGTTTGCGTCGTGTCGAGTGCTCATCCTGCATATCTGGGACTTTAGGTCCTTGTCGGTCTGGGCCCATCTCATTGTAATCAGACTCGGGTTGTTCACCATAGGGGCCTGGCTTCTCAGATTTCTCTAGGTTGCCTTCTTTGTCGTATAGACGGGTCGAGAATGCATTGGACGGCACCATCTTAGGGCGGGCGATGGGCTTAACCATCCGGCCAGAGTTGTTGACGGCCTGTGCTTCAGTCGAGCGATCTGTCCAGGAGTCGTGCCTAGCTGGCTTATTGCCTCTATTTTGAGAGACGTCCATTGAATCATTGTGGACTTGGTCTGGCATTGGGCGCTTCTGGGACTTAATCGAGCCACCTTCTGCCATGTTCATATCTCGGCTTCCAGATTCTACTGTACCGCCAGAGGCTTTCTTCTTAGCCTTTCGCTGTACTGAGTAACTTATCGCCAAGGCCTGAGGTTGGGGCTTTCCTGCATGCATTTCAGCCTTGAGGTTGTGTTCGAAGGCCTTCTTACTTTTGGATTTCATGAGTGGCATATTACAACGGACCTTCTGACACTGAGAGTGTCATTCGGATTGCCTGGGGCTGTTGGTCCTGGGAGAGGGATGAGCTACGTTGGATGGTGATCACATCTGCCGCAGTGCAGGGCAGGCCGTTAATTGCGAATCCTAGCTGACCTGGCTGGGTCGTGAGAATGGTGCTGCCATTTTGCTTAATGGTAACGACTACTTGAGAAGGAACTGAAGTGCCACCAGTGCCCGTACCAGCACCGCCGCCTGGGCCTGCCATCGCTGAGGACACCACGTTTGGGAGCGTCAGCGTACCAATGAATGAGTACGTATCCGTAGTGGGGATAGTAATCGTGTGAGTATTGAGATTCGTTACAGATGTAGATTGTACATAGTTAGCCAAGGGTTATTCCTCTCCTGCTTGTTCGTTTTGAGCTGCGTAGCTATGCGGCTCGACATGGGGGCCTTCCTCGTGGGGCATACTATCCAAGATTTCGAAGGCAGCCTGAATAGCTTCAGCAACGGCTTTTACGTCGTTAGCGTTTATGGCCGAAACTAGATCCTGGGCACAGGCGTGGATAGCGGCCGAAGGATCGTCTTTATCGTCTTCAGACTCAGGCTTTTCATCAGGTTCCCTGGTTTTGACAAGGATTCCGGACACATGGCCTTCATTTTTTTTCTTCATGAACGGAAGGATAGCAACCTCGATTTAAGGGTCTATGAATGTGAGATAGTCTAAATCGATGGAATTCAGTGCTTTTTAGGCTATTTCTTGCCTAAAACGAAGGAATTATAGGGATCATCGAAGATATTTGATGATTCGTGGTCTTTTAGGTGGCCGGCTAGTTCCTCTTCCCACATAGTTTTGGACTGTGCTTCGGCCCACTCTTTTGAGCCATAGACTGGTTTAGTGACTTCTGGCTTGTGAGTAAAGGCATAGCTTTCCTTATGGGCGTACAAAACGGCATCTATGATATCACTATGGGGGTCTTTTTTGATTACGATCTTGTCTGGAGTAGTCTTATCCCAATCAATCTGGATTAGATAGCTGTCTTGTGCAAATCTAGAGTCTTTACGCGCCTTTAACTTTCCAATCCTGAGCTCGTCGTTCAACGTACCTACGTTCTCGGACTTAAGCTTTTTATCGGCAGGGTCTATGCTTATGCTGTGTCTGCGCCGCATCTCCTCTGCGATCTTTAAGCCAAGACCTCCTTGATCGATTACGGTTTTCACTGGGCTGTATTTGCTTTGCATCATGACTATCTGCTCAATTAGACTCGTGATGTCTTGTTTTGGCGTAACAAGCTCTTCTATGAGGTAGGTCTCCCTGACTTCCTCAGAATAGCCCAGGACTGCGATGGCATCAGAGTCTCTATATCCAATGTCTATGCCTAATATGTGATTCCACTGCTTGACTTGAGGCAACTCATCGTAATGATTGACACTTTCTTTATACCGAATCCAGAGGGACTCGACATCGAGTTTCCAGTTATTACGCCACTCCCTGAGCAGCGTGGGATGGTCTGCTTCCCATTGATACCGCTCTATGAGACCCGACAGGAACTTCTCTGGTTCGTGTAGGTGCGGGTTGTCTAGGAGAGTCCACTTGTGAACAGAGTAGTTGTACTTTCCTTCGTGCGTTATTTCGAAGTAATAGCCTTGTGGCACCGGGCCGGGGGTGCCAGTCACTGCAAGCCACGAGTCAGCGTAGTCTACCATCATGGGCGTCAATACATCGTTTAAAAGGCTCTCTAAGTGAGTCCCGAAGTCCTGAGCCTCATCTACTCCAATTCCTGGCGATTTTTGACCTTTGAGTCGACGAGTAAAGTTTTTTTGGTCGGCACCGTAGAGTCTCAACGTAGCACCATTTGGATGAGTTACTATTAGCTTTGACTCCTGAAAGGCGCAGTCTAGCTTGTACGTCTCGTCCAACTCTTTTAAGACTGGCCACATGATGTCCTTGGCTGAATCTTTGGTTAGGGCAAGGTAAATGCACTGAGACTTGGGATGGCGCTCCATAGTAAGAAAGAATCGCAAGGCAAGCCCATTTGACTTGCCGGCTCGTCGAGAACACTGCGCTGCGATGAATTGCTTGTTATCATTTACGAACGCCGTTTGGGGACCAAATTCAATCTTTTCCATGGCTAGCTTAGCCTTTAGAGTATAGCTAGCCTTGAATTCTTCGACGTTCGTATTCTCCTTCTTGACTATCCTTCTCACTGATCGGCCAGCACCAGGTGTGTGAAGTTGGTGAGTGGGACTAGGATATCGACTTCTCTTTTCGTACTGGCGTTCTTAGCCGTGACCTTAACGAATCCGCCCTCGATGACCATCTTGACCGGGGCATTGCTAGGATCACCAACTGCAGTGAGTGTGTCCTTTAACTGACCGGACTGTGGAGTATGGATGCCGGCGTGCATCTTAGCATACGTTACTTTCTTTCCTTCTAAGCTCATACTGCCCCCGAGACTGGCTGTTCAGCTTCTTTTGGAGCTTCGGGAGAAGTCGCCGTGTCGAGCTTCTTCCTAGCGTCTGCTTCGTAGTTGAGGCTTGCCATGAGCTTGTTGAGGCGTTCCAACTC